TCATTGAATTTTTGAATACTGAGGCCGGCGCGGCCTTGGCCTTGGCGGCGGCCGGATGGCTCGCAACCTATTTGCCAACGCAAAACCGCGCGGCAATTGATCGCGCGGCGCAAATCGGCGTGCATTTCGCCGAGCAAATGAAACGGCGCGGCGAGGTAACAAGCGGCGCCGATGCCAAAGCCAAAGCAATCGAGGCCGCAAACGCATCATTGCCGTATGCTGTGCGCCTCATGACCAAGCCGGAAACGTTGGCGCGATCAATTGAGGCTACAATTGGCAAGCATAATGCCGCAACTCCTCAACCTGTGAAACGCAAGCGCAAGGCGCCGGCGGCGGCCGCGCCAACTGAGGGCAAGCCATGACGCCGGAACAATTGGCAGCAATGCAAGCGGCAATTGCGGCGGCCTTGGCCGCGCACGGTATCGGCTCATGAATTGGCGCGAGCGCGCACGCGCACGGGTACTGGAATTGGCCGCCGAGCGCGGCGATACCTTGAGTGATGGCCAAATCAAGGCACGCATGGCAGGTCGCTTGATTGGCAGGGGCACTGGCGAGGTCGTATTTGCCGCCGGCCATGCCTTGCTCGGCGTTGCCAAAAATAAGGCATCGGCGGCCGTTTCGGCCATTTTGCCAAAATAAACCGTTTTCAGGCATAAAAAAGCCGGCGCAATGGCCGGCAAGGGTTAGGACGCGCGAGGCGCTAGGGCGCAACCTTTGGCGCCTTGGCTGTGGCAAATTGCGGTTTGCGCTTGCCCATGGTGTATTGCCGTTCTATGCGCTCGGCAATCCAGTTGGCTTTTGATTGAGCCGAGGCCGGCAAGTTGCCAAGGATTAACCGCCATGTGGCATCATCGCAAACCAAAACAAGCAAGCGGCGCGGGTTTTGATTGACTTTTGGGCGCGCCATGATCAGTATACCGCCGCCGCAACGTGCGCCGAGCATCCAGCCGCGATTGCGGCCGCCATTTGTAGCAGGGCGCCGCGATTGTGCATGTCATCGGTTACGCTGCAAAATGGGTTTCCGTATTTGCTAGAATCCTCGGCGCGCGGTTGCACAATTTCGACATCGGCAGTATGCGAAACCGTAACCAAGGCGGCACAATCTACGCCGAGCATGAACCGTGCCACAAGCGCATGGCCGTTTTTGTCTCGGCTCATTGCGTATTGAATCACGGCATCCGGCGCAATGCGCGGCGCCGGCTTGATGGAACCTTTGGCAACGGCGAGCGCCGGCGCGTCAAGCCATGATTTGAATAGCGCAACAAACTCGGCGGCCGGCGTTTCAATGTTTTGGATTTTGTACATGGGTTTTGTTTCCTGTGGAATTGGTGCGGGTTGTTAGTATAGAACCGAGGGCATGAAATCGTTGCCGGTTTCAAGGCGGCGCAATGGCTCGGCCTTGATTGCGCGCACAACATCGGCGCCAAAGGCATCGCGCACAATTTCAACATTGGCGGCGGCCATGAAAGCCGCCATGATGGCGTCAAGCTCGGCGGCCGTGATGCGTTGGCCGTATGCAACGGCGCGCAAATCGCGCATCATGCCGCAAACTACGGCGGCGCATGTCATGGCGGCCGTATGCTCGCCGGCGTTGGCGTAGATTTTAAGGCACGTTTCGCCGCGCTCGGTTGCGTTGGCAATCAGTATTGCGAGGGTTGATTTTTTCATTTTTGCGTTTCCTGTAATTGGCGCCGAGGCGCCGGTTGTTGTTGCGTTTTTCATAGTTACAGTATACCGAAATGCCGGCAAAATACTAGCCCCAAGGGCCGGAAAGTGAAAAAGGCCAATAAATACAACGATTTGCGCCGATGGATTTGCGGCAAACCAAGGCCGCACGCGCGGTTGCGCGCCATATTGTGCCGTGATACAATAAGATATGCCGCCAATTCCGGCGGCCAACCAAAAGGCAAGCAAAAATGAATGATCGAAAATTGATACGAAAGGCAACCGAGGATTGCGCCGCCGAAAGCGGCCGGAACCGCGCCGAGCGCCGGCAACTGGCAAGCAAGGCGCGCGCAATCATTGCAAGCGATGCCGCCATGGCTCGCGCGTTGGACAAATCCGATGCCGATTTGGGCCGAGCCGAGGCCGTTGCATTGTTGGCGATGGTACGCATGAAACGCATGATTGATTCAGGGCAAGCAACGCGCGCCAAAGCCGAGCGTCATGCGATCCGTGCGGAACTGGAAACGGCGCAAGCCGAGGCGGTGGCACAATGAGCGCCGAAATCTTAAACGTGCCGGCCGTGGAATACCACGCCAACCGCGAGCATGTGAGCAAATCATGGCTTGACAAGCTCAAGCAATCGCCGGCGCATTTGCGGCATTATTTAGACAATGACAAGCCGGAAACCAAGGCTTTGCGCCTCGGCCGCATTGTGCATTGCGCGGTGCTCGAGCCTGATATTTTCGCGCGTGATTTTGTTGTCATGCCTAAGTTTGATGGCCGCACAACCGCCGGCAAGGCAGGGCTTGCGGAATTTGAGGCGGCCAACGCCGGCAAATTGACGGTTTCGGCGGCCGAGCTCGAGGCAACCAAGGCCATGCGCGAAAGCATCATGCGGCATCCGGCGGCGCGCGCGTTGCTCAACCTTGACGGTGCGCCGGAATTATCGGCGTTTTGGGTTGATCCTGTAACCGGCCAACCGTGCAAATGCCGGCCGGATTGGCTCGCCAACGTTGTTTGCGATGTGAAAACAACCGAGGATGCGAGCCCAAATGGTTTTGCAAAATCGGTTGCGAAATACCGCTATCATGTGCAAGCGGCGCACTATTTGGCAGGGCTTGAGCGCGAAAGGTTCATTGTTATAGCAGTAGAAAAAACGCCGCCTTTCGCCGTTGGCGTCTATGTTTTGGCCGATGCCGATGTTTCCAAAGGCGGCGAGGCTCGGCGCAATGAGCTCGAGCGGTACGCCGAGTGCAAGGCTACAGGATCATGGCCGGCTTATTCTGAAAAAATCGAAAACCTTTTTTTGCCCGCATGGGCATAGGACAAAATCATGAGCAAAAATGAGTTAATGGCAATCGAATTGACGCCGGCGCAAAATGCTTGGCTCGCCAAAAATAATATCAATTCAGACGTTTGGGGCGCTTTGCAGTCAAGCATTTACGTTGGCGCAAATCCGCAATCAATACTTTTGGCAATCCAGTATTGCCGCGCGCGTAACCTTGACCCGTTAAAAAAGCCGGTTCACATTGTACCGATGGAAATTAAGGACGCGCGCACAGGTGAAAAAGCATGGCGCGATGTTGTGATGGTTGGAATTAACGAGCTTTTGGCAACGGCCTCGCGCACGGGTGAGTTTGTCGGCAAGGATGAGCCGGAATTTGGGCCAATGGTTGAGGTTTTCGGCGCAACCGTGCCGGATTGGTGCAAAGTCACAGTTTGGCGGCGCGTCAATGGCGAGCGCGTTGGATTCACGGCCATGGAATTTTTCGCCGAGTGTGCGGCAACCAAGGACGAATACAAAAGCGGCCAAAAAACCGGCGCCAAAACGTTAAATTACATGTGGGGCAAGCGGCCGCGCGGCCAACTGGCAAAAACAACCTTGGCCGCCGCATTGCGCGTTGCCTTTCCTGTGGAAATTGGCGGAACTTATGCCGCCGAGGAGTTTGGCGGCGATGGATCGGCCGCCAACGTTTCGGCGCAAGGCGCTCGAGCCAATGCCGCCGCCGATTTAAATACCGCGCTTGGCCTCAATCCAACCGCGCCGGCGCAATCTGAAACATTGGTTGAGGCCGAGGCACAGGCCGAGCCAACCGAGCCGGAAACGGAACCGGCCGCGCCGAGCGCGCCGGATGCCTCGCCGGTTAAGGAAACGGAAATACCATGAGCCGGTTGGATTCCGAAAGGCAAGCGCGGTTGGAACCGGCACGGATGGAAACGGCCGTTGCCGAGCTACGGCGCCGAGGTTACAAAATAAAACATGCCGGAACCAATGCGCTATTGTTTGAGCATGCCGGCCGCACGGTACAATTTTGGCCTTATTCCGGATGGCATAGCGGCGCAACTATCAAGGATGGCCGAGGCTTGCAAAAATTGTTGGATCAATTGCCGCCGCCGGCCGCCGATGGAATTGCGCCATGACAATTCAAACCATTAACCGTATCGGAACCGCGCTATTTTGGGCGCTTGTTTCCGGCGGGGCATTGGCCTATGATGCCGCGCGCAATGTGTATGGCAACTAATTAACAACCGTGGTACAATGATTGCGCAAAAATGATTGTTGAAAATTCAAGTTTGACGCCGCATGGGTAGTTGCCGCCATAGAAAAAAACGGCACGGGTTAATCATTTCCTGCAAAACCCCATGCGGCCTTTTTATTCAATCGAGGCGCAAAAATGACAAATCCAGAAAGCCAACCGCCGCGCGATCCTAGCAGGCCGGCAACATCGCCGGAACCAAGCCAACCGGCCGAGCCTTTGCAATATTTCGGCGTCAAGGATTGGGCCAAATATCAACATTACGGCGAGCGCCGGCCGGACTGGATTAAGTTGCACGCTAGGTTGTTGGATTCATTCAATTTTGAGTGTTTGGCAGATTCCGCCAAATTGCACGTTATTTTGATTTGGTTGCTTGCAAGCCGTTGTAATAATTCAATACCGCTTAATTCAAAATATGTGCAACGGCGCATCGGAACCGAAACCGAGCCGGATTTGCATGACCTGATAGCGCGCGGTTATCTGGAAATAGTAACCAAGGATTCCAACGGGTTACAAGGTCAAAACGGCGAAACGCTAGCAGGTTGCAAGCGCAATGCTAGCCTAGATTTAAGAATAAGAAAAGAGAATATTAATACAAAAGGGGGCAAAGTGATTTTGTTTTTGAACAATGCAGGGGTTGAAAATTCATGGGGTTTGTTTCCGTGCGCCGATGGCAGCATGTTTGACTTGAGCCGGCAAAGCGTGGTTGATTTGGCCGCAAGGTATCCGCAAATAAACATGGCCGAAACCCTCAATGACATACAAAATTGGCTCAAGGATAACGAGCAAAAGCGCAAGGCGCCAAGCGCCATGGCCGGTTTTATAACCTCATGGTTGCGCCGTGATGCGGTTAGACTGACAACCAAGGCCGGCAAGGCATCGGCCGGAAAGCGAAAGCAAACGGCAATTGATTCATTTGGCGGTGCGCAATGAGCAACAATGCGGTTTTGACCGGTTGGAAAGAGCGCGAGCGCGTTGTTGTTTCCAGTTTGCAAGCATGCCCATTGCCGGCCGGATGCGGCGGCCGTTTTCTTGAGTACCATTTTGGAACCGGCAAATTTCAGGGCCATGCCGAGGCCGGATTTGGCGCGCCTTGCCCTTTTTATGGCTCGGCATGTACCCTTGGCAGGGTTGAGCGTAAAAAACGCGCCTTGGCGATTTGTGACAGGATTTGCCATGTGGAATTTTTGAGCGCCGAGGCAACCGGCGGCGATATATTAAACCCGCGCGCGTCAAAGGCGCTTGATTTAATCGCGCACGCCAACCGGCAAATTGTAATTTTGGCATCCGGCACAGGGCGCGGCAAGGATTTTGCCATTGCCTCGCGCTTGGTTGCCGATGAGGTTGCGCCGCGCTCGGTTCATTGGCTAACGGCATCGGAATTGGTGCGAGACATGGCGGCCGGTTGCAAGCGGTTCAATGCCTCATTGCACAAAAACGCCGTTTGCGTGATTGAGGATTTGGGAACCGAGCCGGCCATGGCGGCATACGGCCAAGGCGAAAGCGCGGCCTTGATCGGCGAGGCGCTTGCCAAATGGATCGGAACCGGCGCCAAAATCTATATTTCGGCCAATATTTCAATCGAAACCATGGTTGAGCAATACGGCAAACGCGCGGCGAGCCGGTTGCGCGGCCTTTCGGATTATCTGGAAATAAGCGACAATGAGCCGGATTTTAGACTATATGAGCGCGGCCAATAGGCTTGCGCGCTCGGGTTGCGCGCCGCATTGTGCCGTGGTACAATGATGCATTGAACAATCAACCGGCCGCGCGAGCGTGCCGAAAAAAAGGCAAAAATGAAAAAACCGTTAACCCTGTTTGCAAGCCATGAGGCCGCCGTTGTGCTAGTTTTGCGGCGCGGCAATTTCGCATGCTTTGAAATTGTCAAACGCTCAAACCTTTTGCACCAAACCGCAAGCGCAACCTTGACGCATTTGCGCAATCGAGGTTGCATCCGTGATACTGGCAAACGCCGTTTGACTGATAGCCGGCGGCCGGCGATTGTTTGGCAGTTGGTGCGCGATCATGAGGCGGCGCAAGCCAAGTACATTAAGCAAAACAATATCACGCGCGGCAAGGTGACAAAATGAACCAAGCCGAAACCATTGTTGAGGTTGTGCCGGATGTTCCGGCCGCCGTATTGCCTCCGGTTGTATATTCAATCCGTGATGCGGCATTGGCAGAATTGGCCGGCAAGTATTCCGGCCTAAAAATCGAAAACCATGACAAAACGCAATATTTGGTTGTGCGCGCGGCGCGTTTGGACTGCAAAGCCAAGCGCGGCGAGGTTGAGCGCACGCGCAAGGCGCTCAAGGCCGATGCGCTGGAATACGGCCGAAAGGTTGATGCCGAGGCCGAGCGCATCACGGGGTTAATTGAGACAATCGAAAAACCGCTTGCCGCCGCCGAGGATGCCCATGATGCTTGGATTGCGGAACAAAAGGCCGCCGAGGCCAAAGCAAAGGCCGCGCGCGTTGATTCCATGGCCGCCAAGTTGGCCGCCGTTGGCGCAATTCCGATGCCGAGCGTATTGGCCGCAATTTCCGATGCCGATTTTAATGCGATGCTCGAGCAATCAACCGCCGCATTTCAGGCCAAGCAAGCGGCCGAGGCCAAGGCAAAAGCCGAGCGCGATGCCGCCGAGGCGCAAGCCAAGGCCGAGGCGTTGGCCGCAATTGAGGCCGCCGCAACCAAGCGCGCCGCCGAAATTCAGGCCGCCAAGGATGAGGCCGCAAGGCTCGAGGCCGAGCGAAAACACAAAGCCGAGTTGGATGCCGCCGAAAATGCGCGCGTTGCCGCCGCAAACAAGGCGCACGCCGCCGAGCTTGAAAAAAAGGCGGCCGAGCTCAAGGCCGAGGCCGATGCACTGGCAAAGGCGCAAGCAAAGGCCAAGGCCGATGCCGATGCCAAAGCCAAGGCCAAGGCCGATGCAAAAGCCAAAGCCGATGCCGAGGCAAGGCGGTTGGCGATGGCGCCGGAAATAGAACGTTTGCAGGCATACGCCGGCGGGTTGCGATCCGTGCCAATTCCGGCGGTTAAAGTTTTGGCCGAGCGATTGGCCGAGGCGCATGGGCTATTGCAATCGGCGTTGGCAATACTCGAGCAAGGCGGCGAAAAATGAAATTTGAAATTGTTAATCCATCCGATCCGTATACAATGGAAAGCGAAAGCGTTGCCGTTGCCGCCGTTGTTTGTACGTTGATAGGCCAAGGTAAATACAGCCTTAAGGAAATTGGCGGAACCGGCGAAAATGATGTTCCGTTTTTTATGTTTGGCGGTTTGGCTGATTGGTTTATTGAAAAAACCGGCGGCGATTTTGGCGCATTTTACGCCAAATGTATTGCGGATGGCGGCGAGGAGTTGGCACGCGCTTTTGATTCCGTAAAACTTGAAAGCCCGTTTGAGCGCTCGAGCCTTAACGATATTGGCGCACGCGCCAAGGCATACGCCGAGCATGTGCGCGCGCAAGCCAAAGCAGGCCAACCATGAGCCGCGCGTTAACCATCGGCCTCGGCTTGATCGGTTCCGGCTTTGGCGTCATGGCAATTTTCGGGTTGCTAGCATCGCCGGCGCCTTGCGTGGTATTCATTTTGGCGGCGGCAATATCGGCCGCATGCGAGGGTTGGCAATGAGCAACAAACCCAAAGGCGATGCCGTTGGCCTATTGGTTGCGGCCTTGGCAATTCCGGCGTTGTTGGTTTATTTGGCATGGGCTTTTGCCCTGTGGCAAATAGACGCCGCCGCATGGACGGTTGAGGCGCCGGCAATTCCGCATATTGTGCGCATAACCTCAACCAAGCAAGGCACGCCGCCGGTTGTCTCTATTGCGAGCTATGACACTGCATGGGCATCGGAAACCGTGCGCGTGATTGGGGCATATTTGCTCGAGCGATGCGGCCAAAGCTCAAGCCTTAACGGTTGCGCGGTTATTTGATCCTATGCGCGCCGGTTGGACATTGCGCCGCCGGCGCGCTTTAATTTGGCCGATGGAAAGTACAGTACATGAGGCGGCCGCCGGCAGACCACGCAGCGCGCCAAACGTTGCGCCGCCTCATGATTTTTGTTTCCAAGGTTGGCTACATGCCAATTGCGCGCTTGGCGCCTTGGCCGAGGCACGGCGCATGTACCCTCGCGCGAAAATAACATTGATACAGGGGCGCGCAACCGCTTGGCGGTTTGTGGCAATCGAATTGGCAACCGTGATACAATCAACGTCATGAGGCATCCAAAATACAAACGCAAGTTTTCTGTGCTGGCAAAACGCTTGCACATTTCCAAAACGGAACTTGCCGAGCGCCTCGGCGTTTCGCATACGCATTTTTTTTGCATTGCGCGCGGCGCGCGAGCGATTGGCGCCAAGCCCATGGCAGCGTTGCAAGCCTTGGAACAACTCATGAACGATGCCGCCGGCCAATAAGGCCGAGGCGCGCCGCGCTTGGCTCGCATCGCTTAAGGTTGGCGATGCCGTAGAATATCGCAAGGCGCCAAACGGAAAGCCGGAAACCGTGAAAATCATGCGCATTGAGGTTTTCGTTTTTTGGTTGTCAAATGGCAAGTTTTACGGCGCCAATTCTGGCAACATAACCGCCGGAACAATCCGGCCATTGCAAGGAAAGCCATGAAATCATTTGGCGTTGTTGTTTTTGACAATGGCGAGGCATGGGTTAATTGCGATGGCGTTGCCGCCGAGGCCGTTGCGCCGGAAACCGCCGTTAAAATGCTAGCGCGTTGGCTTGGCCTCGAGTTGCCAATTGCCGCCGATCCGCGCCGGCCGGTTGCCGCCGGCATGGTACGGATTGAAACCGCCGTTGGCGTGCATGAGTTTCCGGCAATTCAGATTGCGCCGCCGGCCGCCGAGGTTCCGGCCGCGCTTGACGGTTCCGCCGATTGCGGCCATGATGTAGCAGGTTAAACAATGGCAAAGCATACCACGCCAAAAGGCAAGCGCAAGGCCGCCAAGGCATCCGGCGCGGAAACGCCGGCAAGCATACCGCCGGCCGATCCGATTGCGCCAAACGAGCCGGAAACGCCGCCGGCGCCGCCGCGCGGCATGCTCAATCCTGAAAACGTTGCCGAGGCAATCATGGTTTCGGCCAATGTAACCGATGCGGCGGCAATTCTAGGTTGCACGCCGGCAACCGTGCGCAAGTATATCGCCATGCATGAGGTTTGCGCCGATGCCGCAACCGAGGCGCGCGAAATCCTGATTGACGAAAGCGAAAGCGCGCTTTTGGCGTTGGTGCGCGGCCGTGATAGATTTACAGCCGGCGCGCGCGTCAATGCGGCCAAATATATACTTGACGCGCATGGCAAGGCTCGAGGCTATGGCAAGGCCGTTGCGATCAATGGCAATTTAGACCTCGGCACATGGACGGATGCCGAATTAATCCGGCTTGCTCAAGGCGAAAGCATAGATGCAATTTTAAGGGATAGAACAAATGCAAACGCAATACCGCACGCCGGAACAATTAAAGATACAGGCGGCGGCGGCGCTTGAATTGAACCGGCGCCGGCGCGGCAATTCCGCGCCGTTTCACAGTTACGCCAAAAACCCCGTTGGATTTGTCAAGGAAATTTTAAAGGTTTCCACGCTAACCGATGAGCAGGAACGCATTTTGGTTAGCGTGCGCGATAGAGCCGAAACCAACGTACAAGCGGCCAACGGCCAAGGCAAAACATTCATTGCGGCGTGCCTTGTGCTTTGGTGGGTTTATGCCGTTGGCGGCCTTTGTATCACAACCGCGCCAACTTGGCGGCAAGTAAAACGATTACTTTGGCGCGAAATTAACAAATTTCACAGGAACAACGGCGCATTGTACGGCGCTTGCGATACGTTACAGCTTAAGCTAACTGATTCCGCCATGGCCTATGGCTTGAGCGCCAAGGATACGGACGAAACGGCATTTCAGGGCATACATGAAGACCGCTTGCTCGCAATACAGGATGAGGCAAACGGCATTTCCGAAAGCATAGACAATGCATTTAAATCCTGTTTGACCGGCGCAAACAATCGCTCATTGAAAATTGGCAATCCAACGTTTTCAGGCACGGCATTTTTTAAGGATTGCCAAGGCGGCGAGGCGATCAAAATACATGCATTTTCGCATCCAAACGTTTCATGGGCATACACGCGCGGAACCGATAACCAATACAGGTTGCGGCCGGAAATCGCCGAATTGATAACGGCGCCGGATGGCGCAATTTTGCCGCAAGCCGATTGGCCGGAAACATTGCCGCGCGATAGCATCGCCGGCGCGGTTACGGTTGCATGGATTGAGCGCACGCGCGCCAAGTATGGCGAGCAATCAGGATATTGGCAAGCGCGGGTTTGTGCCGAGTTTCCGGCCGATGGCACGGATGGATTAATACCACGCTCATGGGTTTTTGCTGCGTGCGCGTTGTATCAGGATCGGCGCGCCGAGCTTGATGCGGCGGCGGCGCGTTGGGATTGGGCGCATGGCTTGGATGTTGGCGATGGTGGCGATCCTCATGCACTGGCAAGCCGGCGCGGTTCTATCCTATACGATTTGGCCGAGGTTCAAACCGTTGGCGATAGGATAGACGTTAACCGCGCGGCCGATTTGGCGGCGGTGGCACTGCAAACCAAAACCGGCATGGTGTACGTTGATTCCATCGGCGTTGGTTCCGGCGCGCTCGCGCAACTGATACAACGGGGCCACAATGCGGCGCCGTGCAATTTTGGTAGCTCGGCCGATGACCCCATGTTCGCCAACTTGAGGGCGCAATTGTATTGGCAATTGCGCGAAATGTTCCGCATTGGTTCCATTGCGATAGCGTTGCCAGTTGATACGCGCGAGGTTCAAATGCTCGCCGATGAGCTCGCCGCCGTGCGCTATTCTGATCGAAACGGCCGCATCCAACTCGAGGACAAAAAATTGATCCGTGCGCGCCTTGGGCGCTCGCCGAATTTGGCCGATGCCGTTGCCATGGCTTATTCAAGCGGCGCGATAGGATACAAGGCGGAAACAATCATGGTTGCCGGCGGCCGCAACGCCGGCGGGTTTGGATTTTAGGCCCATGGCGCGGTTGGATTTGCCCATGCTAACATGCGCGGCATGGCGAAAACCGAAAGGCATGCGAAAGGCGTTACACGGTACAACGAAAGCGGCACCAATGCGCTCGGCAAGGAGCTCAACCGTGATTTAATCGGCTCGCGCAAGTATCCGATTTTCGACATGATGAGCACGGATGCGCAAGTTTCCGGCTTGTTTGAAATGCTACGCTCTACCATTGAGGGCGCAACATGGCAAATTGAGGGTGGCACGCCGGAACAAAACGAATTTGTTGCCAAATGGTTTGCGCACAACCAAAACGATTTTTTGCGCGCCGCTTGCCTATACTTGCAATATGGCAGCTATGCATTTGAGCAAGTTTGGATGCCGATTGTAACAAACATCGGCGGGCGCGAGCGCATTGCAATTGTTGATGACGTGCAACCGCGCCAACCGCATACGTTTATTCGATACACGCGCGACAAATCCAACAAACTCGCAAGCATTGAACAGTCAAGCGTTAACGGCCTCGGAACTTTGACGCCGGAATCAATGGTTTTTTTGGTCAATGATTCCGAAATGATGCAAAACCTTGAGGGTGTGAGCCTGTATCGAGGCGCCTATGCCGGATGGAAACTTAAAAACGAGCATCGTTTGCAGGATATTTTCGGCGCGCAACGTTGGGCCAATGGCACGCTAGATATTAACATGGCGAGCAATGCAACCAAGCCGGATTTTGATGCGGCCAATGAGCTCGGCCGGCGTTTCGGTTCCGGCGCCAATACCTTTATTGTGCGCGGCAAGCAAAACAACATTGCGGAAATTGGCGTTTTGCAGGCAACCGGCCAACCGTACAACGCCGAAATAAAGGTTGATTCATTTAACAAGGAAATCGCGCAAGCGATGTTGGCACAATTCATGACGTTTCAGGCCGGTTCATTGGGCGGCGCGGCCGAGTTGGTGCGGGAATTGGTAGAACGTTTTTATGCTTTTGTTAATTCCAAGGCGCAATATATGGCCGGAATTTTCACGCAACAACGCGCGCACAGATTGACTCGCATGAATTTTTTGGATGCCGATGCGGCCAACATGCCAACCGTTACGGTTTCCGGCATTAACAAGGTTTCCGCCGAGCAAGCCGGCGCATTTATTGCGCAACTTTCAACAATATTGCCGGCCGGATTTTTCAATGCCGCCGATTGGTCTATTTTGAAACGTTACGCCGGATTAACCGATTTTGAGGCCGCCGGCACAACCGGCGGCGAGCCAAAAACGGAAATGCGCCAAGGCAAGCCGGCGGCGTGCGGATGCGGCAAACCTCATGGGCTTGCTCAAGGAAAGCCAAAGGCCGAGCGCCGAGCGTTAACGGCCTTGGAAACGCTGGTTGAGTTTGAGGCGATCACGGCCGATTTGGATGAGGGGCGCGAGGATTTGCGCAAGCGCCTCATGGAAACATTGAACCGCGCCGGCGCAACCTATATTGCATGGGCTTTGCCGATCATTGAAAAAGGCGATGCCGCCGAAATCCGCAAAATTAAGGCGCGCTATATTCCAGAATTAAAAACGGCAATGCTCGGCATTGTTAACCGGCTCATTGAGCGCGGCGCCGTTGATGTATATGCCGAGTATAAAAAACAAACCGGCGATACAATCCGAAAGCGCGCGGTTCAATTTGATAGCGGCCTTAACCGTCTAACCAAACAACGGCAAGCGGCAATTAAGGCTTTGATCGAGCAACGCGCCGAAAATATCGCCAATGCGGCGGCCGATGCTATCACAACAACGGGGTTAACCCTGATTGGCAATTTGGCAGTTGATCCTGAGGACATTGCCGGCGCTTTGGTGCAAGCATACGGCCAACGCGCGGCGGCGTTAATCAATGATTTGGCCGCAACTTTGCCGCCAACGGCGTATCAAGTAGGGCGCGCCGATGCGGCGGCCGAGCTCGAGGTTAAAAAAACGTTCTATTCCGCTGTGATGGATTCCAACACATGCGATAATTGCGCCGAGGTTGATGGCGCCGAGGTGCTCGATGGATTGCCGGCCGCGCCAAATCCGCAATGCGATGGCGCGAGCCGATGCCGTTGCATACATGTTTTTGAATTTTAGCAGGGGGCAAAAATGGATATTGAAAATGAGGGCTTGATAGAATTGGCGATTGAGGGCCGGACATTTCAAAACGGCGTTGGTTGGATTGACCTTAACCGTGATTCGCTTTTGCAAGGGGTTGAGAATTTTTACAACCGGCCGGCCGAGGCTCGCGATTTGCCTATCAAGTACGGCACGCATGACGCCGGAACCGATGCCGCCGGATGGATCAAAGCCATGATGCCAACCGAGCGCAAAGGCCGCATGGTTGTCATGGCGTTGGTGCAATGGACGAAACAAGGCCGCAAGGCAGTCAAGGAACAATTGCAACGGTTCATTTCGCCGGAATTTTTCGAGACTTGGCGGAATAAGGAAACCGGCAAAAATCAGGGTTTCACGTTTACCGGCGCCGCGCTTGTCAATGATCCGCAACTCGAAAGCTTGCGGCCGGCCTTTGCCCTATCGCAAGGAAATACCCCGTTTGCACATTTTTTTGCAAATGCTAACATGCCGAACCAAGGAAACAACATGGCCAAAACAAAAGCATCGGAAACGGAAATTGAAATTGAAACGCCGGATGCAGGCGGCGGCCTCGAGCCAACCGAACCGGCGCCGGCCGTGCCAACTGGCAAAACCTTTGCCGATACGGTTAAGGAAATCATGACGGTTCCGGCCGATACAACCGAGGCCGATTTAATCGAAATGCTCAAGGCAAAATTGCAATTGGCTTGCGATTATGAGGCCATGAAACAATCCGGCGCTCAAGCGGTGGCAATGAGCCAAAGCGCGGCCGCCGAGGCCGAGGCAAAAGCAAAAAAACTTTCGCAAACTGTGGACGAACAGGCGGCGAAATTGCAAGCGTTAACGGCAACCGTGAAACAAGCCGAGGCGGAAAAATGGGTTGATGGCTTTATGCTATCGGCAACAAATCGCCGCTTGATTCCGGCGCAACGCGAAACGTTTGTGCAACTATACTTAACCGATCCAAAGGCCGCGCAATCGGTTGTTGATACCTTGCCGGTGCTTTCCGCGCTTGGTCAATCAACCGGCGTTGGCGGAAAGGTTGAGGACGAAACGCTTGATGCGCGGCGCGATGTTGCGTACAAGCATGCCCTATCCCAAAATAAAACGCCGGCCGAGGCTGCAAAGCTCGCCGCGCAAATCACGGAGTAAAAAAACATGTCACTGCCACAAAATTACCAAACCCTAGACACGCTCACAGCGGCCGGCAACCTTTCGGCCGATGAGTACAAGCTCATGAAACAAACGGCAACCGGCGTTGCGCTTTGCGGCGATGGCGAGCCGGCAATTGGCTCGCTTGTTTCCGGCGGCATGGCAAAATTGCCGGATGCGGCCGGCCTGCAAACAAGCGTTGCGCGATCCGGCGAAATTCCTGCGATGGCAAGCGGGCCATTAACAGCCGGCATTGAGGTTTGCAGTGATGCAAACGGCAAATTGCGCGCGGCGGTTATCGGCACTGATTCAATTTTTGGCATTTTGCTTGAGGCCGCAACGGCTGACGGGCAAATCGTCATTGTTCAAAAGTAAGGGGGCAAACAGATCATGGCAAATTCCAGTACAACAATTGTTGGTGCAAAATCTGAATTTCTGACAAACTTTGGCGCCGATTGGCTTGGCGCCAAGGCCAAGGAAGACAACGTCATCGCTTTCATGAAACGTGATGGAAAGGCCGTTGTTCGCGAGGTTTCAGTTGGCGGCGATGTTTTTGAATATGAGGGTTTTGACGTTGCCAATTTGACGCGCCAAAATACGCGCAACTCCTCGCGCGGTGATACTCGGTACTATGACAAGGAGCGCGAAATGGTGCCGGCAAGTTTGGGGCAAGAATTTCGATTTGGTGCGCGGTATACGCCGAGCGATTTGGCGAACCGTGGCATTTCCGAAAGCGACATGCAAAACGATAAAACAATCGAGGCCGTGCAACAAACGAGCCTTGATTACAATATCAACCTTGCGGCCGTTTTCAATTCTGGCACCAAAACGCAGGCCGTGACCGGTGGCGTTTGGACGCCGAGCGCCGGCGATCCGGTTAACGATTTTCGCATAACCGCCGAGCAATTCCGCGATAATTCATTGGGACTTTTGCCAACCGATTGCATCATTGGGTTTAAGGCTTTGCAAGCCTTGCGCACCAATGATAGTTTTCGCGACTATGTCAAGGGCGGTGTTAATAGCGGAATCATGGGACTTGCCGATGTTGAAACGGCGCTGGAGGCAATCATTGGCCGGCGCGTGCGCGTGCATGTTTCCAGTCAAGCATACAACGCCGCGCAACCTGATAATCTGCAAACCGTAACGTTTGCCGAGGCATGGACGGCCTCAAGTGTTTATTTGTGGCGCCGTGGCGAGGATGGCGTACGCGCCGATATTTCCGGCGTAACTCAGTTTTACATCCCCGATCAAGAGGGCGTTTTTGTCAATGGCATTGACCCCGACAATGATGCCGCGCGTAACTTGACAACGGTTGTTTCAAAGCTGAAACGCCGCGCGTTTGTTACGGCCGATGCGGCATTGATCCGCTTGACCGGCGTTGTTTCCTAAGTAGGGACGCAAAACGATTGGCACGGCGGCGCATGGGGTTTCCTGTGCGCCGCCTTTTTTGTTTGATGGTTGTTTGATAGGAGTATACAAGCATGGCCAAACATAGCAAGCCGGCCGAGGCCGTGCCAAAGGCACAGAAAACGGCGCCAAGCGTTGCGGCCGTAGCGGTTGAGGCATCGGCACAGGTTGCCGAGCCGGCCGCGCCTATGGCCTCGCAAATGATCCGCGCGCGGTTGCTTTCGGATACGCCGGCCGGCCGTGATTTACCCTTTGGCCTCAATGGCTCATGGGTTGAGGTTACGGCCGCGCAATTTGCGGCTAATTCCGATATTTTGGCGAGGGCATAACCATGGCCGTTTATTGCACGCCGGCGCAAGTTTCGGAAATAACCGGCCAACAATATCGCGATGCCATGTTAAAGCTCGGCACAATTTCGGGGCCGTTTACAGTTGGCGAGGTTGTTGCCGGCGCGCTTTCCGGCGCATCCGGCATTGTAACCGTCTATGCCTCGCCGATCATGCAATGCGTGGTTGAATATCCCGAGCTTGCAAAATTCCAGAAAGGCGAAAACATAACCGGCGCAACATCGCTTGAAACGGCAACCATTGCGGCGGCGATTGAGCAAACACTGCCAACGCGCTCGGCAATCCTTAATTTATGCTCGCGCGTTTCGCTCGAGCTCGAAAGGTATTTTGCCATGTACGGCGTTGGCTTGCCCTTGGCCGTTGATCCGGCAATTGCGGCCATGGTTACAAATGGCGCTTGCGCCGGCGTTGCCGCAATCATTGAGGCGCAACTATATTTGCAAAACCCACAAAACGAAAGCCAGCGGCGCGGCGTATTTGCAAAACAGTACGCCGATTTTGTGGAAATGATCGAAACGCATGCAACTATGTTTGGCGCGGCAACAACCATTGCACATAACTTTCCAGACCCCGCAACAAATGCCTCGCCGTTTCATGTTGCCGATGGTGAGATTTTCTAGCAATGATCAAATTTAATTTGAGCGTAAACGGCGAGGAGCGCACGTTTGGTTTTGATGCGATGCGCGGCCGATCCGGCATGGAATTTTTGCAGGTTGCCGAGCGCGCCGGCGATATTAGGCCGGCATTGCCGGCGGTTCATGGCCATTTGCTCGAGGGCGAGCGCGATGTTTTCGAAAGCGAGGGCGCAAACCTCGGCCAACGTTGGGTGCCGTACAATCATGCCGAAAGGTTCTATAAAAAAATGAAATCGGCGGTTTTGGGAACCGATGAGGAACGGCTCATGCGATGGAGCAACGGCCATGAACGTCTATTTCCAAGCTTAACCGAAAGCCATGATCAAAACCATATTTGGCGCGAAAGCGCGCACGGGTTTGTTTTCGGTACTGCGTTGCCGTATGCCAAAGGCCACCAAACCGGCACGGGCATGGGTTGGGTTCCAAAGCGCGCCAAGAATAAGGCAAAATATTTTTACATTGTGCCAAAGCGCGTCATCCTCGGCGTAACCTCGGCCAACTTTGGCGAAATTATCCGCACGTTGCAAGGCTATATTTTCGGCACAGCCGGCGGCCGGCGCACGCGCGGCGGAATTTTCGGATGACCACGCCGAGCGTTGGCATACTTGAGGCGCAAAACCGCGTTGTCGAGGTTCTAACCGGCGCGGAATTTGCGGCCGATTTGGTTGCGGCGCGCCTGAAATACGCCATGGATTATGCCGAGTTGCCGCCGCCAAGCGGCGAGGGCATAGACGTTTTCAGATTTGAAACGCTCGAGGGTAACGCATGGCCGGTTTTCATGGTTCCGTTTGATCGGCATGTTTATACGCAATGGGGCTCGGCCAATATTGCAACCGTAGAATTTTTCTTTAAATTCATTGTTGGGTGCCGAGTTGATGGCGGCCAATTTCCGCGCGCCTTGCGCATGTGCCAAGCCTACATGGACGCAGCGGCGGCAACCATAACGCGCGCAATGCGCCAAACCGGCGCCAATGCTAATATATTTGATAGCAAACCAATTGAATCATCCATGGGCGCGGCCTTGGCCTCAACTGCGGGGGATTCAATTGTGCAATTTGGATCAATTACATTTTCACTGAGGGCCAAGACCTCAACCGAAACCGTTTAACAAGTGAGCAAGCCATGACAGTATCCGGCCAACTACCTAGTGCAATCGGCATTGGCCGCAAACAAGCGGCGCTAACAATTCAGGAAACAACCGTTGGCGTGCGATCCGGCGCGATTAATACAGGCCGGCGCGTTGATATTATTTCCGGCAAAATCACAGAAACGAGCGAGCGCATAGAAAAAGTTAACAAGCGCCAAACCGCCAACATTGATGAGCGTTTGCAGGGCAAAAATTCCGGCAAATTTGAGATTGAAATGTACGCCGTTTGCGCGGCGGTTGGCGTTGCGCCGGATTATCGCGATTTGCTACGCGCCGCCGGATTTGCGGAAACAATCAACGTTGGCGTTTCGGCGGTATATAATCCAACTAACACATTGATAACAAGCGGCCTTTTGTTGGATTCCGATGTTGCCGGCCAATACGGCAATGGATGCGTTGTTGAAAGCCTGAAAATTTCGGTTAAAGGTTCCGCCGAGGCTCGCATTGCATTTTCTGGCATGGTTGCCGATGTTGCGCGCGCCGGTTGCTCGGAACTTTCGGCGCCTGAATTGCTCGGCCAAACAATCATTTCGGTTGTCAATGCGCGCAATTTCCTTGCCGGTTCATTTGTTCAATTTACAGGTGAAAACAACGGCGGCGCCGGTTATGAGGTAATGGCAAGCGACATTGCGCTTAACCAAATAACTATTTCGCCGGCGCTTGTTTCCGGCCTTTCGGCCGGCGCCGAGGTTGTGCCGTTTATTCCAGACTTGCCGACAGTTGGCACGCCGTTAGTTGGCATCGCCGGTTCATTGGTTTTTGCCGGCGCATCCATTGACATAACGGATGCCGAAATCACGGTTGAAAACGTGGTTAATACAAACCTAGAGCAATTCGGCGAAACGAGCTACACGCGCGCCGAAATTGTAGACCAACGGGTTAACGCATCATTTACTCTGTTTGGCACAAAGGCGCAAATTGTGCAATGGGCCAACTCGGCGCGCTTTGAAAATGGCCTTGCAATTTTGGTACTCGGCTCGGCAACGCCAAACCGCATTGAATTGCGCATGCCAAAATTTGAATTTAATTTGGATGAGCTCGAAATTCCCGAGGTTGAGCAAATTATGATCAAGGCAACCGGCATTGCGCTCAAAACTGGATTGACCAATGATTCCATCCAAATCAAAACGAGCTATTAAGCCATGATCTATTTGGCAAATACTTTGCTCGAGGCAACCGGCGCAAATTCCGGCGTGGTTCTATTGCATAGGCCGATGCCGTTGGCCTTGCGCAACGCCGTACAAATGATGTTGAGCGCGGCCGCATTGGCCGAGACTACCAAGGCCGAGGCCGGAACCGATGTTGCCGCATTGGCCAACAAAACGGTTATTGATACGCTATTAGGCCGGCGCATTGAAATTGGCATCCTCGTCATGCGCGGTTGCTTGATTGGCTTGCGCGGCGTATCGCGCGAAACCGAGGGTGATTTGCTCGAGTTGCCGCGCGCGCCGGAAATGATCGGCGGTTTGATGCTTCCAATGGTTCCGCATGTGCTTATTTCGGAATTGTGCGAGCATGCGCTCCTCGGCGCCGATTTGGATGCCTTGGCGCAAACCCTCATGAAAGGCCAACCGAGCGAGGCCGAAAAAAAAAGTTGATTGGCGCGGCGTTGCGGCATGTATACAAACCGCCAATGCCATGCAAAACCTGCAAAGGCCGTTGCAAGTTGCCAAAATCCGGCGCGCCGGTTTGGGCAATCGAAACGGCCGCGCGATCCGGCAAGCGCGGAAATCAACCGGTTTTTTTCTATGATTGGGCATGCCCTGATTCATTGGGTTATGCGCCGGCAAACTATTTGGTTGAGCTTTGGGCGCAAGCGCAAGCCGGCTTGCCATTGCCGGAATTATCGGCAGCCGGCCGCGATGCTTACGCTATTATTAACGAAACGATTGTTGCACATAGGCGGTTAATTTATGGCTGACACACTGACTCTAATTTTTAATGCCGTAAATAATGCAACGCCAGCAATCAAGGAAATTGATACCGAGTTGGCAAAACTCGGCAAAACCTCGGCCAACGTTGCCAAGCTAACGGCCGGCGTTTTGGCCGCCGGCGCGGCCGCCTTGGCGGTTGAGCTAACATTTGCGGCCAAGGCCGCCATGGGCGCCGAGGATAGTTTGCAAACGCTCAACAACGCTTTGCGCAATACGGGGCAAGCATCGGCCGAAAATTCCAAGGCGCTCGCGGCGCAAGCCGAGCAATTACAGAAAACGACAAAATACAGTGATGACCAAATTTCCAGTTTGCAAGCCTTGGCAATCAACATGGGCGCCTCGGCCGATGAGGCGCGCCGCATTGTTGATGCCGGAACTAACATGGCAACGGCGCTTGGCATTGATGCCGAGCAAGCGGTTAAAGGTTTGGCCGTTAGCCTTTCCGGCACGGCCGGCACGCTTGGCAAATTAAACCCCGCTTTCCGTAGCCTTTCCGATGAGGCATTGAAAAATGGCGAGGCGATCAAAATGGCCGCCTCGCAGTATGCCGGATTTTCCGCCGGCGCCGGCCAAACTTTCGGCGGTTCATTGGCTCGCATCGGCAATGCGTTTGACGATATACAAGAAAGCATCGGCGCCGCATTTACTGAAAACGAGCAATTGAAAGGCGGCATGGATGGCCTGATACCAATTTTGGGCGATTTGCAAAAATTGGTTTTGGATAATAAAGATACCTTGATAGATTTGGCAACCTTTGGGTTTATTGGCGCCTTGCAGGCTTTCAATGGATTCATGCAAGGGGTTGTTGTTGGAACATCTGTTTTGATTGATCTAGGCATCATCCTTGACAATTTAAGCGGCATCATTGACATGCCAGAATTGCCGGAACTGAAAAAACGTTTTGAGGGTTTCGGAACTGAGGTTTTTGTTGTATCTGACAAGCTCACAGAATTAACCGAGCGTTTGCAATCCGGCAAGGGCGCGCTTGGTGCGCACGCCGGCGCAACTGACAAAGCAACGGCCGGCCAAATCCGTTTTGATGATGAGTTATTGGTTGGCAATACAAACGCAAAAATGCAGGCCGAGGCATTGAAACTTGCCGCCGATAGGGCCAAGGAATACGCCAAAAACATGGCCGAGTTTTCGAGCCAACGCGCGGCCAATGAGTTTGATTTTGCGTTAACAGGTCTAACCGCCGATGATTTTGCCGAGCTCGAAAAATACTACAAAACCAAGGAAATTTTCGAGACTGAATTAAGCGCGTATAAAAAACGGTTGGATGACGAGCGCCTACAAACCGAGGCCGATGCCAAGAAAAAACAAGCCGAGGCCGATGCCAAGGCAAAGGAAAGCGCCGATGCCTCGGCGCCGGCGCTTAAATCATTGGCCGGCGGCGATGTTATTGGCGCCGCCAAGGGCGCGCTTTCAATGGCAGGCCCATGGGGCGCGGTTGCCGGCTTGGTGCTGGATTTGACGCAAAAAACGCGCGAGCAAATGGACGAATTTTTTCAAGGCATCGCCGATACTTTGACAAATTTTGTTGAAAATTTAGATGACGTTTTCATGTCATTTATTGGCAAAGCCGATGAGATTTTTTTGGCGCTCGCAACCGGCCTTGGCAACATGATGGTTGAAATGCTCGCATCATTGCCGGAAATACTCGGCGGAATTATCACGGGTTTGGTTGATTCCATCGGCGGCATGATCACGGGTTTTGTTGATACTATTTCAGGAATTGGCGATGCGATTGCCGGATGGTTCGAAAAAGATAAAGCCGAAAAAGAGCAAAGCGCCGATGAAAAATACAGATCATTGACTGGCTTGTATAAGGCCGGCTATATGACTGATGCGCAATATGCCGCCGCCGTTGATAAGTTGCGCGCCGAGGAGGCCAAAAAAATCGAGGACGCCGCCAAGGCTCAACAGTACGCCGGACAAACAAGCCTTTCCGGCTTGGCCTACAATGAGCAACAACGCGCGGCGGCCGAGGAATACACGCGCAACATGTATGCAAACGAAACCGGCGAAACGCGCGATCAATGGGGCCGGATTGTGCCAAGCTCTAACCAATGGCAGGCGCGCGCCGATGGTGGCATGGTATTGCCATCGCAAAAATATATTGTTGGCGAGCGCGGGCCGGAAATGTTTGTTCCGGCAAGCGCCGGCATGATTGTTCCGAACCAAAGCGGCGGCGCAAACGTTACAATTAACGTAGCGGTTACAACCAACAATGGCATGGATGTTGTGAACAAATTAAAGGCGGCGTTTCGCTCGGCGGAAATGATCGGCGCGATACCGCGCAACGCAAACCCCTTTAATTTTAACCCTGTAACCTCGGCGGCGTGAAATGGCAGTTGGCAAAATCACTTTCGGGGTTGATTGGGCGAGCGATACATGGACGCAACGCAACAACGGTGCAACATTTCCGTTGCAAATTCCGGCCGTAACTCAAACGAGCTTGGCGGCCGGTTATGCCGCCGCAAACGTTTTGAATTGGCGACGCGAGCTTATTACCAAAAGCCAAAGCATTGCGCCGGCGGCGGTTTGGGATATTCTGTTAACCTTTCCTGTGGGTTGTTTTGTTTTCAATGTTGATGCTATCGCGCTATGGTTTCCGGCGGCCTCGGCTGATTCATTTTTAACAGGCTCAAGCCTTGCAAGCGTAACGGCCGAGGCATCGCCAACGGGGCTATTTGCCGGCGAGCAAGTTACAATCGGCGCATTAAGCGCGGCCGATTTAAACGCCGGTTTGTTTTCGGCATATACGCGCGTTAATTTTTCGCGCGTTTGGATGTTGGCCGGCGGCGTTGCGGTTAGCTCGGCGCTGTATCGGTTTTACCGCATCCGATTTGTTAACGGCGCGGCGGCAAATACAATATCCATGGCCAAAATTTGCCTTTTGAGCGAGGGCGAAATGGTTGTTGAGGGCGAACCGGCATACACGTTTGAAAACCGCAATGCCTACACGCCGCAAGCGCACGGCGGAACCGGCATTTTTGAGCGTGACTTTAAGCGCTCGGTTGAGTTGCCGTTTAGATATGCGTTAACATCAAATTTTGCAACGTTGCAAAATGGATTACTCGGCGGAATTTTCGCCGGAAATGATAAAAAAATCAGCGTCATATCCATGGATTTTGACAGCGAAACGGAAACCGGCGGCCGGCATTTGCATAGCATGCCCATGCTTGCCGATCAATCCATGCAATTTGCAATGCAACAACAATACAGTGCAAAGCGTTTTAACGGAACCGGCGTTTTGCCGTTGGTAGAATGGCTTTAACCGTTACATTGGTTTTAAACGTGGTTGATGCGCTCGGCGCCAACGTGCTTATTTACGCCGGAAACGAGCCAACGCAGCGCATGAACGGTGCGGCCGTTGTACCGATACCGCCGCGCCTGATTGGTTGCACTGTAGCGCGAGGGATTGGCGATTTGAAACGCGCGAAAGCGGACCCCGCACCAATGCAAATAACGCTTGACAATCAGGACGGGTTTTTTGATCCGTATTTAACCGGCGGTTCCGCCAACGTGCCATTTTGGCATGGTGGCACTGCGTCATTGTTCATTGGCGGGACTACGGCAACCGATTTGCTAACGGCGCCGCGCTACGTTTTCGGAACAATAACCAATGGATCATGGACAATGGCCGAGGGCATAATTTCATTTTCGGTTTTGCCTTTCTTGATTGAGGATTTGGCAACTATCGGCGGTGAAAAAATCACGGCGGCCGTATATCCTAGCGCGCCGGCCAATTCAATCGGCCAAAACAAGCCGGTGCGCGTTGGCGATTTTAGCACGGCCGATATCGTTGGCGAAAATGCGCTTGATGCGATCTGTATTAACGCCGGATCGTTTCAATGGCTGATTAATGATTTGCCAATTGCCGCGCCTTTCCGCGCGTATCGCTCAACCGCCGGCGGCGCGTTTGTTGATGTTACGGCATCATGCGTTTTTAATGCGCTCGGCGGAACCGTTGATTGTTCCGGCGTTGCCGGAATACTTGCGGCCGATGTTATCAAGGTGGCATGCAAATGTGCGGTTGGCGGCGGCGCCGGTGTATCGCCGGCCTCATTTCACCCTGTAGACGTTTTGCAATGGCTTTGCACGCGCCTATTATTTGGCAGTACGGCGTATATTGATTTGCCAACGTTTGTACAAGCAAAGGCCGATGGCGAGCCAATAACGGTGCGCCGTGATATTCAAAGCGCCATTGCGCAATCTTACGAAATCGAGCGCCTTGCGTTTGAATGTAACTATACTATTTATTTGACGCCGGAATCAAAAACGGCAATACAGTACAACCTGCCAAAATCGGCGGCGGTTTTGGCGCTTGACGCCGGCAAAATGGATTTTGCTCAGGAAACATTTAATTTTGCGAGCGATCCAGACAGAACGTATGCCAATAAAATTTCGGCAACATTTTCGGATTACAACGGCAAAAGCCATGCAGATTTAACCGAGCTAGACGCAACGGCGGTTGCGCGGTATCAAGGCCGCGAGGTTCAAACCAACGTTGATTTTGCATGGCAGTATTTGCAAAGCGCCGTACAACGGCAACTTGAGCGTTGGATTTTTTATTGGGTTAACTCGCCAAATGTTGTTTCGGTTTCGGTTCCGTTTGAGGACGCCGCCGATCCAAGGTTTAATTTGGAACTGTTAGACCTGTTAACTATCAACTATCGCAACCTACAAACCGCGCCGGTATATGTGCGCGCGCTCATGTGGGATTTGCTAGCGGCATCCGTACAAGTCAAGGCATACCAAACGGCAAGCATTGGCTTGGCATCACGTTGGGGGGTTGGCGGTTATTTGTACGCGCCGGCGCTTGCCGGTGCCGTATCATTTACAGTGTTAAATTGTGACAAACAAATTTTGTTGGCCGGTTTCCGTTGCTACATCGGAACCGATACCAATGGCGGTTTCGGCTATTTGATGTTAACCGTAACGTCTACAGGATTCACAACGGCAACGCCGCTTGCAACGCCGCAACCGGCCGGCGCTTATGTTTCCATGGCGCCAAATTTGGATCAATCGCAGATTGTAGGGATTTGGGGCGCGCCAACGCAAACGGTATATTTATAGCCATGGAAACTTTCGATTATACCGAGCGCGTTTTGCCATATTGGCAAACGATTTTGGCAATGCATGAAGATCAACATTATGGGAATTTTGAATGGTTGCGCGATAGGGACAAAAAACAGGTTGTGCAATCGCTCGGCACGGCCGGCGGCGTTTCGCCGATACTTGTTAACAATGCTGGGCCTTTCAATATCACGAATTTGTTAACGGTTCCAACAAACGATTACGAGGTTGCACAATGGGCGCTTATTGGCATGGCCGAGGTGCAACGCGCGGCCAATGCAACGGCGCGCGTTTCGTTTTCGATTGCGGTTACAGGCGGCAGCGGCGGCGCGGCAACCGATGGAACGTACGAATTTTTTAGCAACAATACCTTGCGCGGTTCATTTGTGCAATGCGTGCAAACTCGGCAGGCGGCAATTAATGAGGCGCTACAATTTCGCATGGTGGCATCGCGCGTTGCCGGTTCCGGCGATTTGAATATATACCGAGCATCATTGTTGGCCGTGAGAATTGCATGAGTTTTTATCAATCCCTAGATTTGGCGGCCGTTGGCGGCGAAATGCTTAAGGCGCACTATGACCAACATTTGTTCAATGCGCGTTTTTTGCTTGAGCGCGATGGCCGCGCGGCCGTGCAACAATTGGGATTGGCGGCGGCGGCGCCTTTGACGATTGGCGCGGCATTAACGGACGTTACGCCGGCCGATAATTTGCCGCAAAATATTTTGGAGCCTGTTAACTGGTTCATTCTGGCATCGGCCGAGGTTCAATTAAACGCCGGCATTAACGGCACGGCGGTATTTTCAATAGCTACAACCAATACAACGCCGCTTGGCGCGGCCAACGGTTCCGGCATATACTCGGCCGGCAATTCCGAGCGATACCGAGGCCAATTTGTGACATGCGCCAAAATGGTAACGGTTGCGGCCGGCTTGATTGGAACGTTTAAAATGCAGGGCATATTAACCGCCGGCGTTGTTGGCAACATTGTTGCATGGCGCGGTTCATGCATGGCCATAAGGATCGGTTAAAGCGATGGCATATAACGCAATAGACCCCGTGCGCGTTGGCACAAAAGCCGATAAAACGCCAACGTATACGCGCATGCTCGACAATGCGGAATTTTTGCGCGAGCAAGACAAGCGCCAAGCGGCCGCGAGTATCGGCACGGTACTCGGCGAGGGCATTGGCGTTGTTATAACCGGCGCGGCGTTTGTCAATATTACAAACCCGCTTGTGATCCCAATTAATACCTTTGAAACCTCAACATGGCGCCTTTGGGTTATGGCCGAAATGCAACGCACGGCCGGCGCCGCTGGAACTTTCGATTTTAACGTTGTTCCATCCGGCCATAATTCCATTTTGAGTTTCAACGATAGCCAATACGCTTTTGCAAATTCCGATACCATGAACGGAACTTTTGTTAATGCGTTTTGCAACGTTACAGTTTTGGCAAACGCCGCCGCGCAATTCCACTTGCGCGGAAACCGTAGCGCCGGCGCCGGAACATTGGCAGTATTTCGCGCATGGTCGCTCGCAACTAGGATTGGTTAAATACTATGGCAAACTATACCGCAATCATTGACGCCGAGGGGTTTATTTTGTCATTGTATCCGGCCGGCGCGGTTATTGATCCGGCCGAGCTTGCGGCGGCCGTAGAGCTTGACGCAAACATGCTTGCGCCTCGGCGCGTTGATGGCGCATGGGTTGAAACCGCAAGCGCGGAACAATTGGCGGCCTATGCCGCCGAGCTTGCCGCCGGAATTGATGGCGCCGAGGTTGCGCACAGGCGCCGCATTATTGGCGAAATTGACCAATACAGATCAATGGAATATATTGGCAAACTGTTTGAGGCCGCCGGCGTTGCAAATGACGCCGATTGCCCTCAAATCAAAGGCGCCAACAAATTGATTTTGCCGGCGCAATTTGCCGTTTTGGGTTTTGATGATGCCGCCGAAATTGCAAGCATTGCCGCGCAATTTGGCTCAATGGCAACGGCGCTTGGTACAACCGCCGGATTGCGGCGCAAGTATAAGGCACTGATTGTTGCGGAAACAACCAAGGCAGGCATGGACGCGCGCGCGGCGGAATATGAGGCCGCCATGCTTGCCCTTTCATGAGCCTGTGCGGTTGGCTCTTACGGCGCAAGGCGATTTTTTAACGCTCGAGCCTTTTGCGTATGCCATCGGCGATAAGGGCATGCCGTTTATAATTCAGGTTCCGGCCGGTTTTCGCACTGACTTGGCGAGCATACCGCGCATGTTTTGGCCGATTTTGCCGCCGCATGGGGTGTATTCCAAGGCCGCAATTGTGCATGACTGGCTCTATGTTACGGGGCATGCCTCGCGCTTGGTTGCCGATGCCGTTTTTTATGAGGCCATGCGCGCTTTGGGCGTTGGTTGGTTCCGTGCTAATATCATGTTCATGGCCGTTAGAATTGGCGGCCGCAAACCTTGGAACAAACGGCGAGGCATACCATGAACGAAAGGCGCGGGCCAAAATCGGCTCCTCAAAATATAGCGGCAAATGATACGCTCGGAACCGTTGTTGATGTTGCCGGATTTGATTTTTGCAATATTTTGTACCAAGTATCAGGCGCGGCCGCCGGCCGTGATATTTCGGTTGGCTTAATCTATGGCGATGATCCAACGGCATATATACCGGCTGTGCCGGTTGCGGTTTCGGAAACCGTTGGTTATGGCTTAATCTTAACGGTTGAGCTCGGCGCGGCAACTGGTATTGCGGTGCGCACAGGCTCGGCCGGATGGAGCGCCGGCAATGAGCTTGATTTTGCAATACAGGGGTTTTCGCAAGGTTGCGAGGGATAGCGCGGCATGATCCGGCCGCCGCATATTGCGCCAAATAGAATTGCGCCGCCAAGGATCGCGCCGCCAAGGATTCCGCCGGCCGTTGTTCCGCCGGTTCCGTTTGCGCCAACGCCGTATTTGCTTGACTTTTTAACGCCGGCTTGGAATACTGAAAACGGCGCCATTTGGCAACCGTCAAACATTGGCGTTTTTGTTGGCGCCGGCCATGTATCCTATGACGCGCAAACGCCAAACTCGCCGCAATGGTCCGCCGGATTAATCAACGCCGAGCCGAGCCGGCGCGGCGATGCCAGATTTTCGGGTTATATCGCGCCAAATAGCGCAACCGTGCAATGCCAAATGCAAGTTTTTAAAATTGATGCGAGCTTTCAAAATGGGTTTGGAATAATTGCCGGCGGAACCGGCGGCGGCGCCGGTTTTATTGCGTTGGCTCGCGCCGCCGGCGGTATATTTTCCGTTTTAGGTTCCGCGCCAATTGCCGCCATGCCATTGATTCAAGGCATTTGGCTGAAAATTATCGAGGTTGGGTTAAGCGCATTGATTGACGTATATTACAAGCAAGGCGGCATTTGGGTACATGTTCCAGCATTAACAACCTTGGATGGCTCGGCGGCCGCATTGGCCGAAACAAAACCCGTTTGGCTTTTCAACTCATCCAATGGTGCGCCGGTTCCGGATGCGCAAAAATACAACGCCGTTAAATTTGAGGGCAATCGTGATGCGAGCATTTTGCCATGACGCCGGAACAAATGGCCGATCCTAGCATTGCATTGTTGTTGCGTGAATTTGGCAGCGCCGGCGCCGTGGTATTGCTTGCCATTTATGTAATTGGGTTTCAGGGTAAAATCATCCGTGAAAATACGGCGGCATTAACTCAACTGGCAACGCTTATTAATACGTTGATGGATCGGCGGCATGAGCCGCGCGGCAATGCCTAGTTTCGGCGCCGCAAGCCTTGAGCGTTTGGCAACGTGCGATGCGCGTTTGCAAGCTATCGCCAAGGCCGCAATTGTGCATTGGGATTTTTCTATAATTTGCGGTTACAGAGGCGAGGCGGAACAAAACGCCGCTTTCAAATCCGGCGCGAGCAAAACGCCATGGCCAAAATCCATGCATAATTCATTGCCGGCGCGCGCTTTTGATTTTGCGCCATTTATTGCCGAGCTACCAAAGCCGGTTCAATTGCTCATTGGCACGCCGGAACAAATCAAAATTATTTCGGATTACTACAAAATAAGCCGAGGCGCCGCAACTGAAATGCTTTTGCAGCATTATGCAATGATTGTTGGCGCCATGGTGCAAATCGGCCATGGCCTCGGCATCCGTATCCGATCCGGCGCCAATTGGGATATTGACCAAAATTTGTTTGATAATGCCGGCAAATTGAGCGATTGGCCGCATGTCGAATTGATAGACTAGGAGCAAAGCCATGGAAATTTTTAACATGATCATTGAA